TAACTATTCCGATCAAAAGATTGCTTCTTTTCATATACAAATAGATAATATTTGTCACACAGGACAATAACAGATGACTCCAACAATTGAGCATATGATTTAGCTTGTATGAAAGCATCTTCTATCGCTTGATTATTTTTCATGTGCAACTTTGCTTCTATCAAAACTTTTGCCTTTTCTTCATTTGGCTTGTTGTCATAATGCAAAGCGTAATCCGGAAATATCCGATGCCCTCTACCCGCTTTTATTCCTAATTCACGAATGAAATCTTTATTCTCATACCAGTCCATAGAATTAAGTAGTCGTTCTAAAAGCAGCTTCTCTACATCTTTTTCTTTTCTAATATCAAGATTTTTAGGCAATGTAGGTGCATACAACTTCGGAAGAATATTAATATCAAATCCTTTTGCCTTTATCATTCGCAGGAGTTCTGAATAATCCTCGCTACTCATTGACCATCCGTTCACTCCTTGAAAGTTCTTTCTTATGAGCGGGTGGCTGGAGAAGTATTCATCTTCCCGAAGCTCTTTTAATGTGATGTGAGGAATGGCTATTCTGTTACTTATATAAGTGTTGCTGTAATAATGCGTAAACGGATCAATCACCCCATCTACTTGCGCTATCCACAAACAAGTAATTGCGCTTATAGGTGATGTCTCGTAATGAACAAGAATATCTCCTTTCTTAGTTTCTTGATTGGTTTGCCAAAAGCCGGTAGTCCAATGTTCACCATATCCTCTTATTAATCCACCAATGAACCATGCTTGTGATGGTTGTGGAATTTCACTCTTTTCCTCCGTGCTTAGAAGATTTGGTACATAATCATACATGAAAGCACTCAATTCATCGGGTGTCAAGTTGTTTTCCGTTCTGAACTGATATAGTGCCTTGCATAGTTCCCAGTAATACATACACCGTGCCTTATAGTCCGGCTTCTTGGGAGTAGGTGGAAGTTCTATATCGAAATGGTCGGATAACTTTTTCAATTCATGAAACTTATCAATGTACAAATATGGAAAGAAATAGTCAGCAAGCAAGTAGTTTAACTCCATTGATAAGAATGGAATATAATCAAGCATCCGATCGAAATCGCCTATTTTCAATACTTCTTCATCTTCTATCCGTAATCCTGTAGAGATAATTTCTTTGTATATTCCCTCGGCTTCATCAAGTGACGGATATTCTATACCTTCAAAATCGGAAACTTTATAGCACCAAAAAACTTCCAGTATTTCGCATATAATTTCTTTGTTGAAATTGTCTTTGATACTTGGGTTATAGCGTTCTAAAAGCTGCTCCTCGTCTATCCATTCCTTTCTGTCTGAAAAACTGGATATGACAGCTTTCCCTTCCGGAGAGTTTTTATATAGGTTCCAAAGGTATTGGTTGAATTTCATAATGTTATTTCATAGTGTTCATTCTAATACTTAGTTTAACTAAAGCTAGCGCCCTAACCGAAGATAAAGGAAAGTCTTTGGGTTGGTGATGTTGATTATAACTTACCAATTTAATCCACTCACATCCTCTCTCTGATTGATTTATGTATTTAACGGTTAGATATTCTTCTCCTTCTATATCTATTGAAACTAAGTACATTTCCCCGTAAAATATATGTTGTATTTCTACAGGTACTTCTTTATAAGCTATGATATCTCCTGATTTCAACAAAGGATACATAGAATCTCCTTTTACATATACTGCACCATCGCATTTGGGTATGTTAGGTATACTTATTTTCCCTAATATATTTTGATCCTTATTTACTAAAAGTGATTTCAAATTTGCAGCAGCTTCAATATCATATAGATAGAGTTCCCCATTTTCTTCTACTTTTTCAGTGTATTTGGGCCTGTTAATAATGGTTACTTCCTCTAGCTCAACGTCATCGCTTACTGATTGTTGAATAAGTTCACTTAGAGACATATTTAAAGATTTTGATATGGTTATCAATTCTGATAATTTTCTTTTAGATAAATCATCATATCTACCTATGTTCGTAGATTCTATACCTAAAGCATCTGCAACAACTTTGTTTGTAACACCTTGATTTTTAATTATTTGTCTTAATGTTGTCATTTTTGATATATCAAATTAGATATTATTAACACAAATAATAATCAAAAATGATATTAATAATCAAAATTGATAGTATATTTGCATCATCAAATTAACTTGATACAAAGAAACGAAGATTAATTCAGATTTCAAATAGTATAAACATATTAAAATACACGATTATGAGAACAAGAGAATTTTTACACGAAGTAATGAGCCTTGCTTGGCAGTTCGTTAAGCGTAATGGCTACACCATGAGCGAAGCAATGAAGGTGGCTTGGGCTAATTTGAAACTGAAAGGTGAGATGAAGAAGAAGATAGTGAAGTTCTACTTCAAAAAAGTGGACGGTTCTGTTCGTGAGGCATACGGTACACTAAATGAAAAGCTGATGCCTGCCATCACTGGTACTGACAATAGAAAGAAGAATGATACCGTCCAGACTTACTATGATACTGAACGCCAAGAATTCAGATGCTTCAAAAAAGCTAATCTGATGTCAATCGCATAAACGATATGGATATGAATGCTTACACGATTAACCAGCAGTTGGATAGCCTTTATAAAGATTTAGAGGCAGCTCACAACAACGATGAAAGGACTGTTTGCCTGATGTTCAATGCTGATAGCAAAAAAGAAGTTATCCAGTTGATAACGGATGAGATAGACAGTTTGGAAGATGCCTTAAAAGGTTTTGAAACTTGTGAAGATGATGGCATGGATTACGATGCTCTATGCCGGGTACAAGGTATCAGCCGATACGCATAATACACGATTATGCAATGCACGACAGCCCTACGGACGGATTGAACGGCAACCGATAGCGAGAATCGGGTAGGGTACTATTGATTGGTTCTTTGACATATTGATACGATAAAAAGATATATTTCTGCGAAGGCACGTAAGCGAAGCCAGTGATGGTGGATAGTGGTGGGTGCAAGTGGAACGGAATTGACACCGATAGCAACCGAGGATAAGCCGACAATGGGCGAATGGTTGTATATGTCTGATGGTGGTAAAGCCACGAAGTTGAAATGGTTTTTACTTTCAGCACGCCAATTTGTCTTTAGCGTGGTGAGTATGCTTGGTTAGGCACAAGTATCGCTGAAAGGTCTTATAGTCTGTACTGAACTGAAATAAGGTTCTGCTATTCGATTAGGGTACAGATACTTATTTAAATTTATACGATTATGAAAACAATCCAATTCGTTTTATCTATATTGGTTAGTATATGTGCTGCCGGTATGCTTTACGGGGCTATTACTACTTACAGTCCTATGAAAATATTCTCTATCACTATAATGAGTGTTATATGTGTAGGGTGTGTGTCGCTCATGAGAATAACTTATAGAGAACTTAAAACAGACCGCTAAAAGGTAGTCCTATAATCCGGCACAAGGCGCATGGGGATGAGTGCACAATCACCTTGTAAACCAGCTGGGCGGTAATTTATGAAGTAGCATTGTTGGAATGCGTGTAAGCGATTAATTGTTGGTATTAACTTATATTCTAATTTATATATTCATTTAGCTTACAAGAAGTAGGTTCGACTCCTACCTTTTTAACGACATTTTAAATTTATATGATTATGACAGTGGAAGAATTAAGAGGCATGACGCATGAAGATTTAGTAAGGCGTGTGCAAGAGCTGGAAGAGGCTAACGAGAAATTAGCTGAAGAGAAAAATACATGGTATAAATCTTGGAGTGATTTGAAACAGAAGTTTGATCATTTCAAGAATGCGGTTAAAAGCATTGTTCTGATAATAGATTAGATATTCGTGTTTTATATTGTGTTTGTACTGGGTGTGCCGTCCGTGAGGATAGTGCACCTTTTTTAAAAAAGGATGGTTAGCTTATCGGTTAGAGCTTCGTATTGCGCAAACAATTGGCACGATTGAGAGGGGTTCGATTCCCTTACCATCCACGAATCATTAATTAAATTTTACTCTTATGGCAAAAGAACTGAAAGAAAGAACAGAAATCAAGAAAAAGCTGAAAAAGAAGAATGACAGAATCAGCTTTGACTTTAGCGACAAACTTGCCGGACAGCTTCGCAGGTGTACCGCTGATCTTAACAGGCTGGCAAGGATTGATCGGATAATAGACAAGGAGCAAACTTTGTATTCGGTGGACACTAACAGGGAAGCCGGATATATTGAGGTTATTCGCAATTATTAATCAGCTGACTTACACGATTATGAAGAGAGTTTTTAATGAACTTACACCTGAATGCGAGATTACGGCACGAATGTATGCACAAGGGTATGAGAAAAAAGAAATTGCAAACCTCAAATGCCGAGCGGTCAGCACGATAAACAACCAACTGCAAAGAGCTTTTGAGATTTTGAACGTAAGGAACGGCAGAGAACTGGCAACCATGCTATATGAGAGAATAGCTGGTATGAAGTTCACGATGGACTTTTCACCTACTATTAGGTCGGCTGTTGCTTTCTGCCTGTTGTGCATCTTTTCTTTTTCGCTCTATCACGAACAGGGCGATATGAGAAGGGGACGAAAAACGAGAGTTGAACGAATTGAAAGAACTGGACGGTATGGAGGTAAGACTTGAATTATTTGAATTTAAAAATATCTGCATGGACATGGCGGAGCTTGGTGCAGCTGCCAGTGAGAAGAAACGGTCTCCTGTATCTGATGAAATCAAGCAAAGAGAAGCGTTCAGATGGTTAAAGACACTTGGGTATGAACCTAACTTTTTGGAAAAGTTAGAGAAAGAAGGATTGGTGCATAAGAAAAGAAAAGGCTCATCCAGAAATTCTCCTATCATATATTCCAAGTTCGAGATACAATCCGCTATTAATGCTTTTAAAATGAGTAAATATCTGAACAAATAACCCTATAAAATTTACGATTATGTCACTGATTAAGAAAAGTAATGAATTAGTTATCCCGACCACCGTGAAGATGATGATTTACGGTCAAGCCGGAATGGGAAAGAGTACGGTAGCATTGAGCGCACCGAAACCGCTGCTGTTGGACTTCGATAACGGCGTGAAGCGCATGAACATGGCGCACTTGGAGAATATAGACACGGTACAGGTCACTTCATGGAGCGATGTTCAGCAAGTTCTTCAAGAGGACTTGTCCGCTTATCAGACCATTGTAGTAGATACCATCGGCAAGATGATGGACTTCATCATTACTCACAAGTGTGGAACCCGCCAGCCGTCCATCCGTGATTGGAGCGGTATCAATGCAGAGTTTTCATGGATGACACGAACACTTTCGGGGCTTAACAAGCACATCATTTTCGTTGCCCATCGCGACACAAGAAAAGAAGGTGATGATACGGTGTTTATCCCTGCCTTGCGTGAAAAATCCTACAACTCTATCGTTACTGAACTGGATTTGCTCGGTTATCTTGAAATGAAAAGCGAAAGAGGCGTCCAAAGACGTACCATCACTTTTGACCCAACTTCAAGAAATGACGGTAAGAATACTTGCAATCTTCCTTCAGTGATGGAAGTTCCTACCATCCTTGACAAGAATGGTAATCCAACCGCAAAGAACGACTTTATCACCGCCAAGATAATCAATTCGTATTTGGGTATGCTTGCTGCCAAGAAAGAGGCACAGGAAAAGTATGATAAAGTTATTGAAGAGATAAAAGAACAGATCGAACTTATTACGGATGCGGAATCTGCCAATAATTTTATCGCGCAAATAGATAACTTTGAGCACGTTGGTTCTTCAAAGCAAATGGCGGCAAAGTTGGTAGCTAACAAAGCGAAGTCTTTGAATCTGAAACTTAATTCAGAAAAGAAATATGAACCAGCAGCCTAAATATCGTATTTACGCAACGCTTCTTGATGCCTTTGGGGCATATCTGAATAGTGATGTGATTTGGGATAAGTACTGGGGGTGGTCAGAAAATCCACCCCATACTCCCGAAGAATTTCACGAACAACAGTTTCAAGAACTGATAGACCAGATTAACCGCAAGCCATTCGATAGCGAAGCGGCAGACCGTGGTACGGCTTTCAATGAAATCATTGATTGTATGATTGAGAACCGTAAATCTTCTATAATGGAAATTAGCAAGGCATATCACGATGACGGAAAACTTTACGGGATAAAAGCTGTTTACAACAATCGCACTTTCACTTTTCACATTGACCTTTGCCGCGAGTTTGCCAACTACTACAAAGGAGCATTAACCCAACAAAGAGTAGAAGCCATCTTGCCTACTGCATACGGTAGTGTATTGGTTTATGGTCTGATTGACGAACTGATGCCTA